ACACCCACAAAAAAACCGCCCTGAGAGGCGGTTTCTTTCAAGGCTAAAAAAGCCTTTAGAATCAGTCGCTAAGCGATGGTGCCGACACCAGGAGTCGAACCCGGGACCTACTGATTACAAGATTTAGCTAATATTTGACTCTGACTGCCTTTGCCTGACAAAACAGGCAGTTACGAAAGGCGTTTTGGACTGTGAGCGCCTTTGTCGGTCTTCCGCGTGGACACTTTGTGGTCACATCTCTTCTTCAAGATCTTGCGGCACAACTAGAGCGATCTACAGCGTTGGACATGCATTCGAGTTTTTGTCTATTATGTGTACACACGCTAGCAAAATGATAGCCTAAAACTATTAAATCAAAAAAAAGATATAAAAAGTTAATCGCAAAATCTATGGAAGGAGGCTGCAATGAACTCTCAATATCGTAAAAAGATTCTTGATAAAAAGAAAATGATCGAGAAAAGAGCAAAAGACCATAATAGGACCAGGGTTGTAGGCGGTGGAACTTTAGTTTTTGATTACGGTAGTGACGTCCGTGCATCTAAAAAAGCTAGCACTACAATTAAGATGGCTTACAGAAAGAACGAGCTAAAAAGTGAAATCTAGAAAGAGGCGGAAAACTTGCTAGGCTTATTGCTTGCCCCTGTTCTAATATGCGGATATATATTAATAACATCTTTACCTAAAGAAAAGCTAAGGATCAGCCTTCATCAAGGTTGGTCCTTATACTTGCGTGCAGCTACTGTAGGATCAGTTGCTGTAACTTTCTATTTCATATTACTAGTTTTTGTTTTCCCTCTCTTAGGGAAATGGCTTGGGCATATTTTCGATTTCTACCTTTTCTCAGAAAGAAACATACTCAGCTATATTTCCAATCAGATAATACAAAGCCATATCCTACACTTCCCCGAAGGCAAGGAAAATAAAATAAACCTAGAAATTATTGCTTTCTCGATAATTTCTATAATCATATCTCTATGTATAGCTTTTTACGTCCGTGAAGATGAGCAGGGGCTGCTTGGTAAAAAACGATCTAAATTGGGCCTTTTGGGTATAAAGCGCCTAAAACCTAACCTTGTAAGTGAAATTTTTAAATCCACCTCTCCAGTTGAATATTTACTTCTAATAATAGGTGAGCGGTTAGAAGAAGACCTTTACTATAATACTCTAATTAGTGACCTGCGCGAAGAAGTCTACAAGCACATCAAGAATCAGGACTCTAAAGAAAACATCACAATTGATGAGTTAAGTAATATCAGAGAAGATTTACAGCATCGTGCTTTGCAGTTTGCCCTAATAACGCTTGAAAATGGCAAGTTCTATATAGGTCTGCCAAAAATAGTTCCTCCACCTGATGAAGAAAGCATCTCTTCAAATTCTATTCTTATTATCCCTGTAGCTTCAGGCTTCCGTCAAAGCGATCATTCTCTTGACATAAATACATATTATGAATTTGACTTAAGCTCTTCCTCACACCACGATGGAATAGCTTTTTTGACTGAAAAAATATTAACTGTCTCGGGCTTCAGCTTTGACAATTTTCATCGTATTAAAGAGTTATCTAACAACCTTAAAAACAAAAATAAAACCCATACTGCTTAATCATTAAAAATATCGCTTATTGCACAAACCCTCTTAACTCTATATAAATATCCTTATCACTCCATAGGCAGAGTTTCATAATTTTTTGCGCCACTCTATAGAGAGTTATTTATACAAAATCATGTACCCTTAGCACTTTGTCATCTTGATGGTTTCATAATACCCTCTCATTCACCCCATACTTAGTGGTAAGAATATAAGCTTTAAAGAAAGCGTCTTAAATATATTTATTTCTTTCTGCTTTTGTTCTTCCTAGAAGAAAGAACCTTCTTCTCCAACCAAATCCACCCAATACTTAAAACAAAGAAAAGCCCAATCAACCAATAAATATGATGAGTCAATGTTTTAAAACTTTCTAATGCTATATCGTGCATTTCCTCTCCCCACCCTTCGCGTACCAATTATCCACAACCCGCTTGGCTATTCGGTATCCGTTCCCGTCGGCTTAAAGGCGCGACGTGCCTTTTCTATCTCTGGGCTCACCTGCCCTGCTGCTTCGTTCACCTGGTCGGTCATCAGCCACAGCGTGTATTGCGGCCATTGACTGCATATCGCTTGCAGCAGATCTCCCTTGGGAACCCTGCCTGTCTGCTCTATGCCTTCGAGCGTTTTTTTAGCAATACCAACTACTTGCGAAAACTCAGCACGACCTGACGTTTCGACTTCTCTTATCTCGCGGATTTTTTTGGCAAGGTCGTTTGACATATACCTATCTCTGGGTATACTTGACTATAAGGTGTACTTAACTATGAGCATATGCGCAGCCTGACATAGCGCACAACAGGCTCCTTAAAGACTAACACAGACAAACAAAGGCAGGTGACAGCATGGAAGAAACGAAAGCGCCTCAGATTCCGCCCTTCGTGCCTGTCATGACCATCGAGCGCTTCGCCCAGATGACCGGCCTCGAGGAAGGCGTGATCCAAGGCCATATCCGCCGTGGCTACCTGCCGACCATCAAGCTGGGCCGCTACCGCGTCATCAACCTGTCGTTGCTGCAAATGCAGTGCCTGGAAGAGGGGGATTGGTCATGAGCGTCTATAGCCTTCAACTGGTCGATTCCACGTTTCCCACGCCCCTGCGGTATGCCCGTGTGCTGCGTGATGGCAAGCCTTTCGCCTTTGCGACCACCTGCGAGCTGAAAGACGCTCCCCGCCGTGGTGTCGCCGCTACCGTGTATGTACCTCACGTCGCTTATCTCGAAGCCAAGCAACGCTTTCAACGCGACGCTGATTTCGTCGCCGACGATGGCACCCGTCTTTACGACTTCGCTTCCCAGGAAGACGCCCTGTCCTTCCTGGCCTGGCTCTACGATATCGACGTTCAAGACGCCCTCTCGCTCCTGGCGCCTGAACCCGACACCGACCCCGAACACGTCACCGAATCCCAAGCCGCTGCCATCCCCAGCGCATCCCCTGCCGTCTCCCACGGCACTTCCGAGGTTCCCAACCCTTCGGCCCGGAACGTGGTGCTTACCCGTCTCCTTCTCCTGGGCACCACCGCCCGGGCCCTCTTTTTGGGTACCAAACGCTCTATTCACACCCGGAGGACCACCCAATGACCACGACCAAGAAGTCGCCCGTTCGCGTGTTCCTGTATCAGCCGACCCACTCCCGGTTGCTGATTCAGGCCGGCACCCACGGGCTCACCCCGTCCACGCTTAGCGAAATGCTCATCATGGACGGCCTCTCGCGCTTGGAGCGCGGCGATCTCGCGGCAATCGAACCCGACCCGGTTGACGCTGCCACCCCGCGACCCAGCTCGGGGCTCTAAAAGATGTTTGTGCCTGCCCGTCACCCGTCGCCCGTCGGTCGCACGGCTTCCCGAGTCGGCGACGCCACCCCCGTCATACCCTGCGCAGCACGGGTTGACGGGGGTGGCGGAGTCGACTGCCGTGCACTTCGACCGACGGGCACGGGGGCGGCGCAGGGACACGCCTGCCCGGAGCCCCGAGCCTTGAGGGAGCGGGCTTCGCGGTGTCTCCAAGGCCGGGACTACGGCCACGCCGCGCTCTTGTATGCCCAGGCCGAACACCTTTCCCGGATGCTCAACGTTGAAGCATCCACCCTCGCAGAGCTAGCCGTGCTTGCTCACCACTGCCTAACCCGTGCAGCCCAGCACACAAGCCACCAAGGAAACCAAGACCATGATTAACACCATCACCGCCCACGTCATCGGCGCCACTCGCTACGAATTCGAAGGCCGTAAAGGCGGCAAGCTCGGCATCATCGAAAAGGTCGATCCCGACAACGACAACCAGCTTGGCTTTCAATACGCCACGCTCACCGCACCCTATGAACTGCTCGATCAGATGCACGCCATCGCCCCGCACCTGCCGTGCAATGTCGAGATCGACGCCGAGATTCGTTCCTCCCAGGGCAAGATGACCATGCACGCCATCGCCGTGCGCCTGCCCAGTCAACAGCGTCAACCAGGGCAGAACACCGCCCCGAAATCCGACACGAAACCCGACGCCAAAAGCGCGTCATAACCCAGGACTCTGAGCCATGGACACCGATCAATATCAAAGTCTATGGCTCCTGATTTATTGCATCGGGCTCATGATTACTTTCGGGCTCGGCGCAATAAAAGGGGGCCAGCGATGAGCGATATCAACTTCATCGTTAGCACCCTCGTCTCGGCCTATGCCTCCGGTTGGGCATGGGGAAAAGCAATGCTTGCCTTCAAGCAATTCATGGATAAAACGGTATGAAAACTCAACTGAAAAATGCTGTCGCGCGTACTGGCAATATCGCCAAATCCACTTACGGCAAGGCCAGCCTGATCGGTGTCGGGATGGTCACGGGCACCACGGCTGCCCTGGCCTCCGATACTGGCGGTGCATCATCCGCCGCCTCTACCGCGTTCTCGCAGCTGCAATCCCAAGCGAGCGATATGGCCGGTCAAGCCTGGCCGGTCGTCACCGCCATCGTCGGCTCGCTGCTGGCGATTGGCCTGTTCAAGAAATTCGCCAACCGCGCCACCTGATGGACCGGCGCACTCTGGATCGGGCTACCGATCTTCGGGGGCCTGTCGGCCCCCTTTTTGGTTAACGGGTAAGCACGATGCGTATTGTGTCTCTTGGTCTTTTATTCTTCGCCATGTTGCTGACAAGTGCTGTTGCTTATGCGGATGGCTGGGCCTCTTATAGTTCTCCTGATCGCATCGCTCTGGTGCAAGATGATGCCCCGGAAGCGACTTATGCCACGGCTTGCCAGGCGGCTCGCAGCCAAGCCTATAGTTACTTGGCTTCTCACTCAGTGGATTACCCTTACGCTTTAGCTCAATCGACTGGGCGTACGTCTCTTAACCACGATCCTTACTGTGCTATTTATCTTGTTGAATGGGTTGGCTCTGGCCAGCCTGACGTTGCTTCTGCTCCTAGCGGTTCCGTTGTTTATAACGCTGCCTATTCCGATGAACAGTGCCAGGAACAATACGGCGGTTATGGCCGTGTCAATTATTCCCAGGGTGTTAACTCCAGCGGCGGCGGTTCAGCTAATACCGGCGCGTGCTCCGTATCCCTCGCCGATGATGACGATCTAGAGTGCTTCGATAGGCCGGGTAGTCCCACGGGTGGTTTTTGCTACGGCAACCGTGTCGCCACTTCTACCGGTGAAGAAAACGATCCCTCCTCCTCGGATGCCTCGGGCGGTACCGACGGCGATAGTGGCGACGACTTACCCGATTACCTCACCCCTGCCCCTGATTGCCAGGTCAACTGCGTCACCTTCGATGGCACCACCTACAAAGTCGATCAATCGGCCATCGATGACGGTTACGTGAATTCCCCCGATCTCGATAACTCTGGTGGAGGTTCCAACGATGGCGGATCTAGTGGCGGCTCTAGCGGCGGCGATAGCGGTAGTAATGACGGAAGTGATGGCGGCTCAAGCGGCGGTGGCAGTGACGGCGGCGATTCGGGCGGCTCAGGCGGCGGTGGCTCTGGCGGTTCTGGTGGCGGTTCGGGCGGCTCTGATGGTGGCTCTGGCGACACCGGCGACGATGACGGCCTCGGCCTGGGCGATGTAATCGACGCCATCAACGACGGCTTTAACGGCCTCGTTGATAAAATTGCGGGCGTGACCGACACCGTGGATGGAGTAAAGGACGCGGTCGATGAAGGAAACCAAGCCGCCGAGGATCGTTTTAATGCTATTGCCGATTCCGCTCCCACTGAAGCCGATTTAGACGCTCAATTTGGCTCCGCCGATGAGCATCAGGGGCTGATGGAAGAAGCACTTAATGGGGCTGGCGAAACACTTACCGATTATATCGACGGCACCGACTCTACCTTTTCCAATCTTGTTGAGGGCATGAAGGACTTGGCACGTTCAGCCCTCCCTGAAATTCCTTCGCCTTCCTGTCAGCCTCTCGTTTTTGCGCCAGGCAAGGTGTACAGCATCACCATAGATTGCGAAATATTCGAACTTATTCGCTCTGCTTTGGCATGGATTCTTTACGTCCTTACCGCCTGGATCATGTTATCCACCATGTTTGCCAGCCGACCTCATTAAGGAGTTGATCATGGCCGCACCCATTGCAGCTGCCGCAGCGATATGGACAGCATTAGTTGAAGTCATCAGCCAAGGCGTTTTTAAGGCTCATGTTGAAATATTCGGTGTAAAACTAGCCCTTAGATCCGCACTGTTTATCATAAAGGTTGGCGCTATCGTTCTTGCCATAACGCTTCTCTATTCTACCGTATCCGACCTTTTCGAAACGATTGTGGTCTCACTGCCTCCAATGTTGGGCCAAGGTATAGAGCGAATCTTACCGGGCAATTTTATTGCTTGTCTGTCGGCAATCATTGGGGCGAAAGCTGTCGCGTTCCTTTTCGCGATCTATACCAAGCTGATTTCGCTTTTCCTGAGTGACTTCTAATGGCTGTCTACGTCGTCACCGGCAAACTCGGTGCCGGAAAAACCCTCGTCGCGGTGGGCAAGATCAAGGACAAGCTCAACCGGGGCTGCCCGGTCGCCACGAACCTGGATCTCAAGCTCGACAAGCTCATCGGTCCCACGCCCAGGAACACCCGCGTATACCGCATTCCCGACAAGCCCCAACTGGCCGACCTGGAAGCCATCGGACGCGGCAACGACACCTACGACGAGGGGAAAAACGGTCTTCTGGTGCTCGACGAGTGCGGCACCTGGTTCAACTCGCGCGGCTGGGCCGACAAATCCCGCCAAGCCGTCATCGACTGGTTTCTTCACGCCCGAAAGCTCGGCTGGGACATCATCTTTCTGATCCAGGATCTCTCGATCATGGACAAGCAAGCGCGGGTCGCCCTGGCCGAGCACGTCGTCTATTGCCGCCGCCTGGATCGCCTCTCGCTGCCCTTCATCGGCTCGCTGTGGTCGATGTTCGCCGGGGGCAAGCTCCCCATGCCCAAGCTTCACCTGGGTATCGTCAAATACGGCGATTCCCCGCAAAGCCTGGTCGTCGAGCGCTGGACCTACACCGGTCGCCCGCTCTATGCGGCCTACGACACCAAGCAAGCCTTCTCCGACAACTACCCCCATCAAACCTACATGATGCTGCCGCCGTGGCTCACCCATGGCGTGTTTCGCGTCCCCCGCGATGCGAGGTTCTTCATGCGCATGACCCGGATCTACTGGAAGCGCTTCAACCGCCCCTTGCTCACCCTGGGCGGCTTTCTCCTGGGGATCGTCCTCACCACCTCGGTGCTCGTCGTCGACCAGGTCAACGCCCGCAACGACGCCGCGCCCGATCCCGACGCCGTCCCGGTCGACCTCTCGCGCTTCACCGATTACCGCATCACCGGTTACGCCCGCCTGGGCGACCGTATCGCCTACCGCCTCACCGACAGCGACAACCAGCCCCACACCACCGACGACCTCGAGCGCCAAGGCGTTTCCGTCGTCCCGGTCGCGGCCTGTCACCTTCGCCTAGAACAGGGAGCCCAGCATGTTGAAATCGGTTGCTAACCTCACCCTTGCCCTCGTGTTGAGTGGCACGGCACTGCCCGCGATCGCCGTCCCGATCGAGCTCCAGGATGCCGTCATTCAAGACGTCGTTCGCTGGTACTCGCAGCACACCGACACGGCCATCGCCATCGACCCCGCCGTGGACGGCACCTTGACCGCCTACGCCCCCGACGTCCCCGACGACCAGTTGCCCGACTTCTTCCGGGGCGTCCTCGAGGCCAACGGCTATCAGCTGGTCCCCGGCGATCCCCCGCGCGTCGTGCCCGCCCAGGGCCAGGCCGACTTCATGACGCACCTCGACGTGCCCAGCGTCCCCCAGGTCTCCCGCGTGCTGCCCGTCCGGCACCTCCGCGCCCAGGATCTCGCGCCCCTGGTCACGGCCTTTCTCTCGCAAACCACCGCCGGCAGCGTCACCCCCGCCAAGGCCCAGGTGCTCAACGCCTCGAACTCGCTCCTGGTCAGCGGCCCGGAAGAACGCCTCGACGCCCTGGAACGGCTCTTGCCGCAACTCGATGTCACCCGCCCCCAGGTGCTGATTCGTGCGGTGCTGTTCGAAACCACTCAGGGCGATACCCTCGATTTCGGCGTGTCGTTCGGTCGCTCTCGCAGTGGCGCGGGCCTCGCCGGGGGCGTCAACACCAACAACCTGGATACCTCGCTCGCCAGCCCCGGCGGTACCTTCGGGATCTTCGATGGCAACGTGCTCGCCGTCGCCATCAACGCGCTACGCAAGGACTCCCACGCCGACATTCTCTCCACGCCCCAGGTGCTCGCCCTGTCCGGCAAGCGGGGGCAAATCTCCGTCGGCCAGAACGTCCCCTTCATCACCGGGCGCGTCACCGGCGAAGCGGCCAGCGTCGAGAACCCCTTTCAAACCATCGAGCGCCGCGACGTGGGCATTCGCCTCGACGTCACCCCCGTCGTCACCCCCGGGGGCCTGGTGGTCATGGACGTCTTCACGTCCTCGGACAGCATCGCCGACTCGCTCACCGCCTCGGATATCGTCACCAACCAGCGTTCGATCACCACCACCGTGCAGATCCAGTCCGGCCAGGCCGTGCTCCTGGGCGGGCTCATCAGCAAGGAAAGCCGCGAACAGGAATCCCGCGTCCCCGGCCTTGGCGATATCCCGCTGATCGGTCGCCTGTTCCGCTCCACCTCCGATAGTCACCAACGCACCCGGCTTTACGTCCTGCTGCAAGCCACCGTGCTCCCCACACAGGAAACGACCTCATGAACGCCTGGATTCCCCTCGCCCAATGGCTCGCGCTGCTCAGCATGTCGCTCGAGCACGTCACCAAGTTTCTATGGCCCGCCTCGCCGCTCACGCCCTGGGCGATCCTGGTCGGGCGTCTCGCTTTCCCACTGTTCGCCGGCATGGTCGCCTGGCACCTGGTCCACAACACACGCCACCCGATGCGCTACGTCGGTCGCCTGTTCCTGATCGGCTTCATCGCCCAACTGCCTTACGCCCTGCTCGTGACGCCCTACAAGCTGAACGTTTGCTACACCCTGGCGTTCGGGCTGTTCGCCGTGGCCCTGATCGACCGGCTCCCCGACACCCCTACCCGGCTCGCCGCGGTCATCGTGCTTGGCTGTGTCGGGCTACTCGCGGGCAGCTCTGTCGAATACGCCCACCTAGGCTTGCTCCTGGTCCCGGCCTACGTGCTGGCCTTCCGGCATCCGCACCACCTGGCCGCCGTGGTGCCCGTCCTGCTGATTGCGGCCTTCATCAACACGCCACCGCTCGCCCCGCTGGTCAGCCTGCTCACCGCCACGGCCCTGATTGTCATTGCCAGGCAGCCCGACATGCCGCTATGCCCCGTCATGCCGCTTCCACGTTGTCTCCGGCTGGCCTGGTACCCGTTGCACCTCGCGTTGATCGCCTTGCTATTGCCGGTCATCGGGTAGGCGAGACCCGCCCTGTAACACGTCTCGCAAATCACCCTCGATGGGTGCCGTTGATTGACACTGTTGGACAGTAATGGAGTTTAGAAAAATGGACCGCTGGGAACGCTACTCGATGGAATCGCTCGCCCAGGGAGACGGGGAGCAAGACGACAAGGGCCGTTTGTTTTTGAGTCCCCAGGGCCAACGCCACTTGGGCGGGGTGCGCTTCCTGCATACCGGTGTCGATACCGTGCGCCAGCTCTACAGCGGACAGCTCCACATGCCGCACCTGGATGCCGTGATCGAGCACTATCAGGAAGGACGCGGGGCCACCATGCGCTTGTTCGGACATACCTGGGCCGTCGGCGCCGGGGCCAGTGGATCGGGCTTCCGTTACCGCCTGCAGAACAACGACCTGGGCGTGATCGTCTTCGTCTACGCCCGCCACGTGAAGGTCGAGAATACCGGTACCCACCTCAAGGTCGAGCTCTCCCCGCACTTCATCCATGAGCGCACCCCCGAGGATTGCCAAGCCTTCATGGACACCATCGCCGCGCATCTGCTCGAGCATGTCGAACCCATCGGCTGTGCCGTGCATCTGGCCCTCGACGTCCAGGGCTGGGAACCGCCGCGCGACTTCATGGACCGCTTCGTGACCCGTTCCAAGAAGGTCATGCGCATCGACGGCATCGACGAACTCGCCTTCCAGCATGGCAGCATCGCTACCACCTACGGCCACGGCGAAACCTATATGTTCGGCACGGCGGGTGCCCTGCAATGCTGCCTCTACAACAAGACCAAGCAGGCTCACGCCACCGACAAGCTTCACTTCTGGGAAAGCATCTGGAGCACCACCGGGGGCGATGAGCCCTTTACCAGTGCCTACGATCCCGACGCCGATGTGTGGCGTATCGAAATGCGCTTCCATCAATCCGTGCTCCGCGAATACGCCCAGGGCACCCCGGTCAACGTCGACACCGGCGAATGCCTGTCCATGGATCACGGTTTCAAACGCTTCACCGACACCGTGCCCCACCTCTCCGGTATCTGGCGCACCGCCTTGCAGTCCTACCGCCTGGATCTCACACGCGGCAAGCTCATCGACGCCGCATGGCAGCTCTTCCAGGAAGACGCCCGGTTCTACGCCCACACCCCGGACTTCTTCTACAAGCGCGCCCGCAAGACCCCTGGCCTCGGCAACGAAAAGAACGTCGCCCTGGTCGTCGGTAACTTGATCTCCATCTACGCCCGCCAAGGCTTCACCGCCGCCCAAGCGATGCGCGGTCTCATGCACTCCGGGGCCTGGGACGATATCGCCAATTACTACCGACGCCGGGGCCTGGATCGCGCCCAGCTCCATGAGCTCATCAGCCAGCGCCTCGTCGAGCGACGATTGCTAGGGAAGGCCGCGTAACATGGCGATCAGGAAGATCAAGACTGGTTGGCAAGTCGACATTCAGCCTGGTGGCCGTGGATGCCGGCGTTATCGCAAGACGTTCAAGACCAAGGCCGAAGCCAAGCGGTTCGAACTCAAGGTTTCCGAACGCGTCGCATCCGGGCAGGGCTATGAGCCACCGCGCAAGGATCAGCGGCGCCTAAGTGAGTTGGTCGAGCTCTGGTATCGTCATCACGGCACCTCGCTCAAGGCATCCCGTGAACGTGTGCGCTCCCTTCGCAAGACCGTTGAAGCCCTCGGCGATCCCATCGCGCGGTCCTTCTCTGCCCAGGACTGGGCCGAATACCGTACTGAACGCCTCGAGGAAGTCGCGCCGATCACCGTTAACCACGAGCACACCTATCTGAAGGCCGTCTTTTCCGAGCTCGAGCGTCTTGGCTTGTGGGAGCATGGTAATCCCCTCGCCCGGATGCGCCTGTTGCGTGTCGAAGAAACCGAGATGGCCTTCCTCGATGACGACCAGATCGCGCAGCTACTTCACTACCTCAAGGGGCTACCCAATCGCGATTGCTACTTCATCACGCTGCTGTGCCTCACGACCGGGGCTCGCTGGTCGGAAGCGGAAACACTGCGAGGGGAAAAGGTTGGTGCGGATCGTGTCACTTACGCCGGCACCAAGTCCGGCAAAAGTCGCACCATTCCTATCGCACCACACCTGGCCGGTCAGCTTCGCAAGCGTCGCCGTATCGGCCGTCTGTTCGTTACGTCATATAAGACGTTCAGGAAGGCAATTCAGGAGACCGGCATTGAATTACCCCCTGGGCAATTGACGCATGTGCTGCGACACACCTTTGCCAGTCACTTCATGATGAACGGGGGAAATATCCTGGTCTTACAACGGATCCTGGGGCACCAGTCGCTCACCATGACCATGCGTTACGCGCACTTTGCGCCGAATCATTTGGAAGATGCCGTGAGGTTCAATCCGCTCGCGTCGTTGACACTTGGTTGACACCCACAAAAAAACCGCCCTGAGAGGCGGTTTCTTTCAAGGCCAAAAAAGCCTTTTAAATCAATATCTAAGCTATGGTGCCGACACCAGGAGTCGAACCCGGGACCTACTGATTACAAG